ACAATGAGGGTATGCCTTTGGAGGGTATGGACGGCAAAGAAAACCAATATGATTTGACGAAATGCGTTGAATGGTACGTTAAGAAAAGAGTTGGCAATGACTTGCAGTATGAGAAGACCAGACTGACAAAAGCGCAGGCCAACAAAACCGAACTCGAAGGCAAATTGCTTGAGCGTGAGTTGCTTCGAGCCGATAACGTCAAGAACGTTTGGGTTTCACAGATTATCGCGTTTCGTTCTCGCGTTCTTGCCATGCCCACCAAGCTTGCACCGGACATTTTGCAAGCAACCTCTCTGACAGAAGCCAAAGGCATCATTGCAGATGCTTTGGAAGAAGCTTTGAAAGAATTCAAAGACGTCCCACTGGATGCTTACGCTTAATGAGCGGTTTACTTCAGCAAGTTCTTCAGGAATCTCTCCAGTATTTTGAACCACCTCCAAAACTGACAATCAGCGAATGGGCTGATGAATACCGCAAGTTATCCGGTGAAGCTTCAGCCGAGCAAGGCCAGTGGCGTACCGATCGAGCCGAGTTTCAGCGCGGCATCATGGACGCAATCTCTGACCCACTGATTCACACGGTGGTTCTCATGTCTTCAGCTCAGTGTGGCAAATCTGAAATCCTGCTGAATACTCTGGGTTATTTTATTCATTTTGATCCTAGCCCAATTCTTTTTTTGCAGCCTACAGTTGACGCTGCCGAAGGTTTCAGCAAGGAACGAATCTTTCCAATGCTGCGAGATACGCCAGAACTCAAGCAGCTAACACTCGAGAGCAAAGGCAACCAAAGAGACACGATCCTGCAAAAGCGTTTTGCTGGTGGTCAGTTGACACTGGTTGGGGCAAATTCAGCAACAGGCTTGTCTTCGAGGCCAATCAGAATTTTGCTTTGTGATGAAACAGACCGATACCCATACACGGCAAAAATTGATGGGGATCCGTTGCGGTTAGCCATGAAAAGAACGTCAACGTACTGGAACCGCAAGATCGTCTTGGTTAGCACTCCAACCGTCAAAGGCGTTTCGGTGATTGAGCGTTGGTTTGAGGAATCAGACCAAAGATTTTATTTTGTGAAGTGTCCACATTGCGACCATGAACAAACACTGCAATGGAATTCGGTTCGCTGGACAGGTGACGGATCTGACGCAAAGCTACATTGTGAAAAATGCGAAACAGGCTGGACTGAAGGCGAGCGACTGAGAGCAGTTCGAGCAGGAAGCTGGAAAGCTAAACGCCATTGCAACGGAATCGCAGGTTTCCGGCTTAATGCGTTGTACTCACCTTGGACTAGGCTTGCTGAAATGGCGCAAGAATTCTTGCAATGCCAAAACTCAGCACAGCAGCTTCAGACCTTTGTCAATCTTAGCCTGGGCGAAACATGGGAAGACCAAGGCGAAACGATTGACGAGCATGGTCTGTACAACAGAAGAGAAGTTTTTAAGGCACCAGCGCCAGCAGAAGTCTTGGTGATTACAGCAGGCATTGACGTTCAAGACGATAGATTGGAAGTGACGTTTCTGGGAACAGGCAAGGACAACGAAGGCTTCATTCTGGACCATCAGATTCTTCACTCTGACCCAGCCGCACCGCAGACTTGGATTCAATTAGACAAACTTCTCAGAGAACGCTGGCGTTGTGCGGATGGTCATGAGCTTCCGGTTCAAGCGGCTTGTATTGATTCCGGTGGACACTACACGCAAGCGGTTTATGAATTCGTCAGAAGCAGAACCGCTTCCAGAATCTATGCAATCAAAGGCGTAGGTGGTGAAGGCAAGCCACCAATCGGCAGACCGTCAAGAAACAACTCTGGCAGAATCAAACTCTTTCCGGTTGGGGTGGATACGATCAAACAAGCGATTTTTGGCAGGCTCAGAATAGCAAGCGGACCCGAAGCGTTGCGGTTTCCGAGACACTTGGATGAAGAATATTTCGCTCAATTAACCGCTGAAAAGATTGTCACCAAGTACCACAAAGGATTCCCTCGCAGAGAGTGGATAAAAATCAGACCACGCAATGAAGCCTTGGATTGTTTAGTTTATAGTTTAGCAGCCTTGTCTTCGCTAAACATTCGAGACTGGAAACGACTACAGAGAACTGCTAAAGTAGTTGAAACTGTTGAAGAAAGCATTGCCCAACCTGAACCTCAACCACAACGAAGAGCGTTGAAACCGAACAGAAGGCCACAATCTTGGATTCAAAGGTTTTGATGAAAAGAAGACCACATCCCCAAAGATACCTCACGCCAAAGCAAGTGGCGCACGAATTAGACGTAACACCAATGACGGTTTACCGATGGTGTGAGGCTGGACGAGTTCCGTCAATGAAGGTTGGCGGACGCTGGCGAATTGAAAGCCATTCCAACTGTTTAGACTTGTTTGCCTCGCTAAATTAACAAAAGAAACAAAAGTAACAGTCTGAACATCCCACCTTGACTAGCCATGCTATTTGTAGCGCATGGCAACCAATTCTTTTGACCGCACTAACTACCCTACCACTGAACCTGACCGTCTTGTAGCTGGTGAACGCTGGCTATGGCGAAGAGACGATTTAGCGGTTGATTATCCGCCAGATTCGTACTCGCTCACCTATTACGGACGAAGTCACGGGACCAGTTCTGCTGAAATCGCAATTACTGCGACAGAGGCAGACAGCAAATACTTCATCGAAGTCTCTTCCAGTACATCCGCAAGCTATCCAACCGGACACATTCATTGGCAAGCCTGGATTACTCGAACTTCTGACTCAGAGAAAATCAAGGTTGGCGAGGGACAGTGGTACGTCCTGACGGACACAGACGTTGCTCACGATCCGCGCACACACGCTGAAATCATGCTCGAAAAAATCCAAAGCCTTTTGGAAGGCAGAGCAGATAACGACGTTGAAGAGTATTCAATCGGCAACCGTTCACTGACCAAGCTGTCAATCACCGATTTAATGAAGTGGCGCGACTATTACCGTCAAGAAGTCACGAAAGAGCGGCAACTGACTCGCGTCAGAAGCGGCAAACGACCAGCCAATATGGTGAAGGTTGAGTTTAGGAGGGCAGGATGATCGCTGAAGCAATGTGGTGGCTCACGGATAGAGTCCATAGGCCAGCACCAGAGAATCCAAGCCCAAAGCAGAAAAAACGAAGATACGATGGCGCGGCTGGCTCAAGATTCTTGGCGGATTTTGTTGGTTCAACCACCAGCTCAGACGCAGAATTACAATATTCGCTTAGACGTCTACGAGACAGAGCCAGAGAACTTTGCCGAAATGACGATTACGCTAGGCGCTATCTGCAACTGATGAGTTCTAACGTAGTTGGCGAGCATGGCTTCACGCTTCAGTCTCGCGCCAGAAATCTCAATGAGCCAAATGTCGGGCAACTTGATGCTGCTGGAAACGAAATCATTGAAAGAGCCTTTCGACGTTGGGGCAAATCCTGTTCAGCAAATCAGCGCCAATCTTGGCTAGATATTCAGCGATTGGTTATTCAGGGACTTTGTCGCGATGGCGAGATTCTGATTCGTTTTGTTCGTGGGAAGCGTTGGCGTGATGGACTCGCACTTCAGGTGCTAGAGCCGGATTATTTGGATGAAGAATATTTTACGACTGAGCCAAGAGGCAGAAGAGTGGTGATGGGTGTTGAGTTGGACGAGTTTGACGCACCGCAAGCGTACTATCTCAAGCTTGGTCAAGGCCATCCGTTCGACACCTTTGGACAACGAAGAAGCGACAAGCGGACAAGAGTTCCAGCAGAGGACATCCTCCACATTTACCTACCGGACAGAGCGCAACAAACCAGAGGCGTTTCTTGGTTTGCGTCAGCAATGACGAGAATGAGAATCCTGTCAGGTTATGAAGAAGCAGAACTGATTGCGGCTCGCACATCAGCCGCAAAAATGGGTTTTTTGGTTAGCGCAGACGGTGAAGGCTTCATTGGTGACGAATCGGCAGACGGCAATCAAATCATGTCTGGCGAGCCTGGTTCAATTCAGCAGCTTCCGGCTGGAATGAGCTTTCAAGAGTGGAATCCTTCGCACCCCACTTCAGCATATGCCGAATTCCACAAAGGCATTTTGCGTGGTATCGCTTCCGGTTTGGGGATTAGCTACACCAGCCTGAGTAACAACCTTGAAGGCGTCAGCTATTCCAGCATAAGACAAGGCGCACTAGAAGAGCGTGACTTGTACCGTCAGATTCAAAGCTTCTTGATTCAGCACCTTTGCGAACCTGTCGCGCAAGAGTGGCTGAAAATGTCAATGACAAGTGGCAGCATTCCGATTCCGATTACTCGCTACGATAAGTTTTCCAACACCTTGGAATTCAGAGGTAGAGGTTTCAGTTGGGTGGACCCAGCAAAAGAGATTCGAGCCGAAGTCGAAGCAGTTAGAAATGGATTCAAGTCACTGAATGACGTAGCGCGACAATACGGAAGAGACGTTGAGGAAGTGTTTCAGCAAATGCAGGCAGACAAGGAAATGGCAGAGCGTTACGGAATCAGTTTAGCCTTTGAGCCGCTTGGTTCGCCTCATGGTCCTGTTGAGCCAGAGGTTGAATAGTGGCGGATTCTTACAAGCCCACCAGTGGCATGGTCGAAGAAGCCAACCGAGGTTTGGAGTGGAGACGAGAATTTGGCAGAGGCGGAACCAGTGTAGGAATAGCAAGAGCCAGAGACATTTCAAACGGCAAGAGCCTTCCTTTGGCAACCGTCAAGAGAATGAAGTCCTTTTTTGCTCGCCATGAAGTTGATAAAAAAGCCGAAGGTTTTCGACCAGGAGAAAAAGGTTATCCAAGTAATGGCAGAATCGCTTGGGCTATGTGGGGTGGGGATGCTGGCAAAAGCTGGAGCGAAAAAATCGTGAATCAAAGCGAGAGAAACATGGATTTAACTAGCATGACCGAAAGACACGTTATTGACGTCGAAGAGACTGACGACGAGTACATTGTGGCGTTTGCCAAGGCTGAACAAGTCGCAGAAGAACCCGAAGAGCGAGAAGCGGAAGAAGTTCGACAACTTCCGATTCTGCCAACTCAGTACCGAATGGGTTCAGTGCGGATGATGGACGAAGAACATGACCGTCGAGTGATGATGAGCATATCTTCAACGAATCCGGTTGAGCGTGAATTCGGCTATGAAGTTTTAGAACACAATGCCGGAAGTGTGGATATGGAATTCATGTCTTCAGGCAAGGCTCCACTGCTTTTGGACCATGACGCAAGGCAGCA